AGAAATAGGTTAGGACTTAAAGGACTTGGAGAGTAATTTTGATTTTTTTAATTTTCTCTTTCGTGTTCTTTTTTGTTTTTTAATTACTTCTTCATTCCAATGAAGTATTCTATGACAGTTTGCACAGAGAGGAACGCATTTATTAACTTCTTCCATGGCGGCTCGATATCTTTTATTTTTAACAAGCTCATTAACTTTTGGATTATTTTTATTTCTTTCTACATGATGAAAATCTATAACAGCAGGATGGTTTGCACCACAGTGAGAACATTTATGGGATGCTTTAAATTGATCCCATTGCTTTTTGTACTTTCTTCTGTTTTTGCTCGCATTTAACCTATGAGCAGTTTTATTTTTTTCATACCATCTTTTATTATACTCTTTGGCTTTTATTTTTCTTATTTCTGGGTCTTTGTAAGGCATTTTGTCCAGTATATCGTTTGCTTGTTTAAGCCCCACGGAGAAGAGGGTTCAATTATTTTGTACTTACTACGTATTAAATTGTTTGCACTAGCTGGATTTTCTGTCGTATCTGTTATAGACCAAGTGTACCCTAGTTTACGAGCGTGTCGCTCTCTTATTGATAACATCTTTCTCTGTAAACCTTTTCCTCTCCAAGCAGGTAGAACTCCGCTTCGGGACATGTACATGGCATCTTCCCATTGAGATGATGGTCGTGATGAACAAAATGCTGCTGACTGTTTACCATCGAAACCCAACCACCAATAACCTTCATTGGTTGCGATTGGTTCGTCTTCTGGTAGACATGTTAATTGTAGGCTTGTTAATATATGCCTTACTTTAGTTGTCATTGTATAGATAAATTTAAATTTAACCACAGGAGAAATTATGAGTTCTAATAAGTCAATTATACAAGACCCCGACCAAATTCAATATGGTGGGGAACATTACAAGAAAATGACAGTCTCACCGTGGGATGTAATAGATTCGTTCCCCATAGAACAAAAAATCGGGGCGTATAGAGCCAACGCTGTTAAGTATTTATTGAGAATGGGGTCGAAAGATGATTCTATATTAGAGATTAAAAAAGCAATTCATTATTTAAGAAAATTAGTGAAAGTTTTAGAAGATGACGCAAAACTATCTGACAATTGATTTTGAAACTTACTACGACAAAAAGACATTTAGTTTAAGTAAGCTAACTACCGAAGAGTATATTAGAAGTCCTGAGTTTGAAGTTATTGGGGTTTCGGTACAGTTTAATGATGAAGAGCCTGAGTTTTTTACAGGCACATTTGAAGAAACTAAAGATTTTTTAGAGCAGTTTGCTTGGGAAGATAGTGTAGCTATTGCACATAATGCAATGTTTGATTCTGCTATTTTATCTTGGGTGTATGATATATCTCCTTTGGTTTGGGCAGACACATTGTCTATGGCAAGAGCTATTCATGGATTTGAAGTGGGTGGTAGTTTGGCTAAACTTTCTGAGTTTTATGAATTAGGTTGCAAAGGCACCGAGGTACATGATGCAAATGGTAAACGTAGAATTATGTTTACAGAAGAAGAGATGATTAAATACGGAGGCTACTGTTCAAATGATGTAGCTCTCACTTATAAGTTATACCAAGAATTAAAAAAACATTTTATCCAAATAGAACTTGACTTGATTGATATAACAATAAAAATGTTTTCAGACCCAGTTCTACACGTAGATGTTCCAGCTTTAGAAAAACATTTAGAAACCGTAAAATTAAAAAAGCAGGAACTCTTAAATAATGCAGAAGCGTCTAAAGAAGTTATTATGTCTAACGATAAGTTTGCTGAAGCTCTGTTGGCTTTGAACGTAACTCCTCCTAGAAAAATATCTCAACGTACAGGTAAAGAAGCTTGGGCGTTTGCTAAGAGTGATAAAGAGTTTTTAAATTTATTAGAACACGAAGATTTACGTGTGCAAAGTTTAGTATCAGCTAGGTTAGGGGTGAAGACTACAATTGAAGAAACACGTACTGAGAGATTTATAGGTATCGGTAAAAGGGGTCCCCTTCCAGTTCCATTAAAATACTATGCGGCACATACGGGTAGGTGGGGTGGTACAGACAAAATTAACTTACAGAACTTACCGTCAAGAGATAACACATCAGGTATAAAAAAATCTATTATACCGCCAAAAAATTACTCTCTTATAAACTGTGATTCTTCTCAGATAGAAGCTAGAACTTTAGCTTGGTTTGCGATGCAACAAGATTTAATAGATGCTTTTGCTGATGGTCAAGATGTATATAAGATTATGGCTTCCAAGATTTACGGTAAAGAAGTAGAGGATATAACAAAGGAAGAACGATTTTTTGGTAAGACAGTAATTTTAGGTTGTGGTTATGGTATGGGGCACGTTAAGTTTCAAGCTATGTTAAAACTTCAAGATATAAATATTGACTTAGACGAATCAAAACGAATCATCACCATATATCGAACTACTTACCCAAGAATAAAGAGCTTATGGTATGCCGCAAATAGTTCATTGGATGATATGGTTAGAGGTACGAAATGCGTGTTAGGTAAAAAAGGTATTATAGAACTTTGTAAAAATGGGTTTGTCCTACCTAATAATTTAAAACTAATATATAACAACTTAACTGTAAAGCAAGAAAGCGATTACTCTTTTGGAGTTCGATCTGTTTTTACTTACGATAGAACAAAGAGAGAAAAAGATGTTTATATATACGGTGGTAAAGTAGTCGAGAATATTGTTCAAGCGTTAGCTCGTTGTATTGTGGCGGAACAGATACTAAAAGTTAGTAAGAAATATAAAGTAGTTTTAACAGTGCATGATGCTGTTACTTGTTTAGTTAGAGATAGAGAGATAGAGGAGGCAAAAAAGTATGTCGAAGAATGTATGCGATACGTCCCAGAGTGGGCAACAGGACTCCCAATTGACTGTGAACTTGGAGTCGGAAAGTCTTATGCAGAGTGCTAACAAAGTGGCACTGGAGAATAGTAAACAAATGGTTACAGTCGTGCAACTTGTTGATAAACTTACACATTTTACGTCATTTAAACAGTATGCAGATGCACAAAAGGTAGCAGAACAGCTTATAATAGAAGCTAGGATGTTGCGAAATACATTCATACTTCTTGATGAGGAATCTAATGACGGAAAGTAAAATTAATTTACCGTGGTCTTACAGTAGCTATGGGGTTTTTCAACAATGCCCTAAAAAATACTACCATTTAAAAGTTATAAAAAATGTAAAACAAGAGTCTTCTAAAGCTATGTTGTACGGTAAAAGTGTCCACAGTGCAGCAGAGCATTTTGTAGCAGACGGTACTCCTATCCCTAAAAGATACGAATATATAGAGAAAGTAATGGAAAGGCTGCGTAATAGAGAAGGCGACAAGCATTGTGAAATTAAAATGGGTTTGACCGAATCTGGTGAACCTACTGGGTTTTCAAGCAAAGATGCTTGGTACAGATGTATTGCAGATTTACTCATAGTCAATAATAAAGATGCTGTACTAATAGATTACAAGACAGGGAAATCAACACGGTTTGCAGACACTAAGCAGCTAGACTTACAGGCTCTTTGTGTATTTGCACATTTCCCTGAGATAGAAAACATTAAAGCGGGGCTGCTATTTTTAGTTTGCAACGATATAATTAAAAGAGATTATACTCGCTCAGATATCATTGGAATAATGGGAGAATGGACAGAAAAATTTTCTCATTTAAAACTTGCATATAAAGAAGATGTTTGGAACGCCAAAGAAAATTTTACTTGTGAGAGATACTGCCCAGTTTTAGAGTGTGTTCATAACGGGAGACATTTATATCATGCCATATGTAACTAAAAAACGACCATACAAAAAAGAATACAAACAACAAAAAGAACGTGACGAACATAATAATCGTATGGAACGTCAACGAGCTAGAAGAAAACTAGATAAAGAAAAGCCAGATAAAAACAAAAACGGTAAAGCAGATATGCGTGAGGGTAAAGATGTAGCTCATAAAAAAGCTTTATCTAAAGGCGGGAAAAATAAGGACGGTATAAAGGTAGTATCAAAATCAAAAAATCGTTCTTTTAGAAGGAACTCCAAACGTCAATTAGTGTCAGAAAGGAGTAAGCGTGAATCAAAAGGAAAAGCATGAGGATAATAAACGAAAAAGGATTACTACTTAAATTAAAAAACCCAGACATAGTATTAGACAATATAAATAGAAGTAAGTTAGTAGAAGATGAGCAAGTCCTAGTTCGCTGGGGCTTAGAAGAATCATTAAAACTTAGAGAACTAAATTTTATAAACACACCTTCTCCAATACAAAGAGATTATAAATGGACAGGGTTTCACAAACCCATGAAGCATCAGATAGACACAGCCTCGTTTCTATCTATAAATAAAAGAGCTTTTTGTTTTAACGAACAAGGTACAGGTAAAACTGCTTCTTGTATATGGGCGGCTGATTATCTTATGAACGAAGGGTTGATAAATCGTGTACTAGTAATATGCCCACTTTCTATTATGCAGTCTGCATGGCAAGAAGATTTATTTAAATTTGCTATGCACCGCACTTGTAGTGTTGCTTACGGAACTCCTAAAAAAAGAAAAGCAATCTTAGAGGAAGGGTCAGAATTTGTAATTATAAATTACGATGGGGTAGAAATATTAAGTGATGAGATTAAAAATCAATTTGATTTAATTATTGTAGATGAAGCTAACGCTTACAAAAACTACTCTACTAAAAGATGGAAGTGCTTATATAAAATATTAAACGATGATACGTGGGTATGGATGTTAACAGGCACACCCGCCGCACATTCCCCAGTGGATGCGTTTGGTTTAGCTAGAATGATTGTCCCTGATAGAGTACCTAGATTTATGGGTTCTTTCAAAGATAAAGTCATGCAAAGGATATCGCAATTTAAGTGGATTCCTAGACCAGAAGCTGTAGGTATAGTGCATAACGTACTGCAACCCTCTATCCGATTTACGAAAAAAGAGTGTTTAGACTTACCAGAAATAACTTATTTAACTAGACGTATACCATTAACAAAACAACAAGATATATACAGAAACAAAATTAGAAAAGATAATTTAATTCTAGCGGCAGACGAATGTATATCAGCAGTAAATGCTGCAACTTTATTAAACAAACTACTACAGCTCTCGTGCGGAGCAGTTTACTCAGATACTGGTGAGATCATATCATTTGATGGTGGTAATCGACTGCAAGAGCTACTTGCAGCAGTTAAAGAGTCATCTAATAAAGTCTTAATATTTGTACCTTTTAAACATGCTATAGAAATAATATCTGAAGCACTTACAAAAGAAAAAATAACAAACGACATAATATCAGGAGAAGTTACCCCTAAAAAAAGAACGGGAATATTTTCAGCGTTTCAAAATAAACCTGACCCTAAAGTTTTAATAATACAGCCACAGGCGGCGGCTCACGGGGTTACTTTAACTGCCGCAGATACAATTGTTTGGTATGGGCCACCTCTTAGTTTAGAAACTTATTTACAGGCAAATGCACGTGCTCACAGAAAGGGACAAAAAAATCCTTTAACAATCATAAACTTAGAAGGTAGCTACGAAGAAAGCAAAGTTTATGCGGCACTTATGAAAAAACAAAATATACATGAACAAATTGTGGAACTTTTTAAGGAGAAAGTAGACAAAGTAAATAATTGATAATAATATAGGAGAAAGTATGAATATAAATGCAGATAAACTTTCACAGCTTTATGTGAAAATGCGGGAGAAACTGTACGAAATGCAACAAGCTCACGAAGAAGAACAAAATACATTAAAAGAAAAAATGAAAATCGTAGAAGCTGAAATGCTAACACTTTGTGAGAAAACTGGAGCTGATAGTATTAAGACTCCAAACGGTACGATTATGCGTACAACCAGAACTAGGTTCTGGACTTCTGATTTTGAATCTTTATATACTTTCATACAACAAAGAGATTGTTTTGATTTGCTAGAACGTAGAGTTCATCAAAGTAATTTTAAGAGATGGGTAGAAGAGAATCCTGATGATTTACCGAAGGGTATGAATGAGGAAACTAGATATACCGTAACTGTACGTAAGAAAAAATAAAGGTTTAAATGAATAAGATTGTCTTAAAAGATAAGTCTTTTTGCCTCGATCAAAACGGAGAGGTTACTACATCTACTAAAAAAACATTAGATATAATCATACTTAAACAATCTCCACATGTTAGTAGGATGTACCATGATGGAGAGCATTATGTCTGTTGGTCTTACGATGGTATGAAACCAGATAAAGAAGTTAATGAAAGACAGAATGTTACCTGTATAGGTTGTAAGAAGAACATTTCTGGTTCAGATGCAAACCTAACAAAAGCTTGTAAATACCAAAAACAACTAGCTGTTTTACTAAGCCATGATATGAAAGGCGATGTATATAAGATTAGTTTATCTGCTAGTTCTATTTTTGGGGCAGCGAAAGGTAATAAGTTTTCGTTAGATGCTTATACAAAATATTTAAAAAATCACAGCGTAATACCAGAAAATGTTGTTACCCAAATAAGAGTTGATGAAGAATCAGAATTTAATAAGTTGTTGTTTTTTCCTAAAAGACCTTTAGAGGAGTATGAATATGATTTATGTGTAGAAAAAAGTAAAACTAAAAAGGCTTTAGATGCAACTAAATTGCATTTTGTTAGTCATAAGAAAAACATCACAAAAAAAGATTTAGTTCTTAGTGATAAAGATAATGTTTTAACTTTAACAGAAGCCATGGGAATGGCTGCCGATATTAAATAGGAGAAGTGTATGTCAGAACTTGCAATTTTAAATAAAGAAAATTTTGCGTCAATCGCAAAAGATATGGGGATGTTAGCTGATGTTTCTACAGGAAAGAAAAGCAATCTAGCTAGAT